TGGCGGGCATCATTGGGGGTATGGCCCAGCATTATTAGTTTTAAATGCTGGGCAGGTCGGGTGCGGGTATCAACAGCTTGGCGGCCCAGCATTATTTAGTTTTAAATGCTGGGCAGGTCGGGTGCGGGTATCAACATGTCAGCGGCCCAGCATTATTTAGTTTTAAATGCTGGCGCGCGCGTCGTGGGCATCACTTGAATTCTGGCCAGCAATATTAATTTATTAGGCGTAGTATAACAATTTAGTTATCACAATTCTAAATAAATCTATGACGCCCAGTGATGAGGGCGAGAGAGTTATATATCAGGATTCTTTATACTTGCGGGGATCGCCCCTGCCGCTAGCTTCTGTGCATCTTCCCAACTTATTTCAAAACCAAGTTCATCACTTAAATCTTCGCATAATATGTTAATAGATTCTTGAATATCATCCTCACCGATATACATTTGAGCATGACGAACTTCAATCATAAATGGATTCTCTGAAGGAATCGGAACGTCTAGCTTGAGCCGTTCTTGCTCAATATATTCTTTAAGCGACATATATACCCCAGGATGATTCTTCTTCTTATGCCTATAATCATCATTAGCCATTGCTTCATCCCATGCTTTGTCTAATTCCCTGTGACTTGCCATTAATACATTATATCGAATTCTTAATCACTGTTTGGCAAGAGTCGCCCTGCTAAATGGGCGGGAAGTGGTTAAAAGGAGACACCCTCTTGTTCGGCTAAGAATTCGTTATAACTTAAACTCCCACTTCTTCTTGCCGCAATCCCAAATTCGATAGAGTCCTCGCTGCATTGCCCATTCTCTTTCGGTCATATCGGCAGGACAGTTAGTATTCCTTTTTCGTTGCGATTGTTTTGAAACATAACAATCGCTGTTCGTATCCCAATAGAAATAATCTGGACCATATTCTTGCGTTAAATCAAATCCAAGTACTTCGTAAACCCTGCCCTCAGTCCAACAACTATCAGACCAGCTTAGTATCCTATCATAGCCTTCTGTCTGTGACCATTCCTTAAATGCTTTGAACAGTTTACTAGACCCTCCTTGCACATTATAATCATCTTTGAAGCATAATCTATTAAGAATAATTGGGTTTCCTTCGACATTTTGCCTATGATGTCCTGATGCTGTTAAAGAAGCTACTATCTCTTCTTTATGCACAAGATTGAAATACCTAATAGTTCCCTTGCCATATCCTTGAATATGATTAGTATTGATAAAGTCTTTAGCATTATCATTTGTAATAACACATTTGCGACCATGAATTTTTACATGATTTTTACCCAAAATAGATTTTATGAAATTGAGTATTTGAGGCTTACGATTATGCCAATGATTCTCAAAAATATGGAACAATCGCAGATTTTGTTTTCTTGCTATATCAAGTTTTTGTCTGTGTTTCATTAATGCCTCACGATAAGGCAAATGGTATTCTGAAGAATTAATGTTCAAATTAAAATCAATAGCAAGATTGTCGATAATAAAATGAAAATCACGAGGAACATTTACATTATAACCAAGAGATATCAATGATAGAGAAAAATCTTGTTTATCAACATGGGATATACCTCTCTTTTTATTTGATATTTTTTTTGCAATTATCTTATTTTGAGATGCATAATCTACTCCATAGCGATCTTGCATTGTTTTCTTAGCTTTTTCTCTTGTTTCTTTGCTTGAAAAAGGAGACCGTTGTTGCCGTTGCTCTTCAAGCCTGCATTCGTTATGACATGCAGAATTATCTGCTTTTTTATAAAAACACTTTCTTATACGAGCAGGCGAGCCGCAATAGCGACATTGTGCTATAATGAATTTAGCAGAACTTGGTCCATATTTGTCAGGATAATAACCAAATTCATTGAATGTTTCATCCACAAGAATATCAGAAGAAAAATTATGTATTTTACGAGACATAAATAAAGCCCTTTATCTTATCCTTAATATCATCAAACTCAATATAAGGAATTTCAAGTAACGGATAACCATTGTCTTTAGCCCATTGTCGCTTCTGCTGATCTCTGCCTTGAATGAGTTTTAAATTATGATCAGGATCTTTAGAAGGCCCAAATAGCGATGGCTCAAAATGTTGTTTGCCATGATATTCTATCAGAAACGTGCTATTGTTCAGATATACTGCAAAATCAAATCTCTTCAATCCTAAACTAATAAACCTAACTTCTCGTTTATATGAATATTTGAGACCATCTAATACTTCACAAACTCGTGCCTCTCCTCGCGAGACCTTGCATCTGTCACAGCCCTTCCCTGCTGATCTACTGTATACTGCTGCCTCCCATTCGTGCCCTTTAGAGCATATCCACCAAACCTTTTTATGTGCAGAATATGTCACTTCGTCTGGTGTGATTTTATTTTTGTTGTAATTCCAACTTTTCAACAAATCTGGATGTGTAGTAGACAGACAGTTTGACTTGCAGACTTTGCGACCAGAGCAAAATGGACATATCTTTTGTCGAGTCACTCTCTGGTTCACTGAAGAAAACCATATATGATCATTTGCCTTTTTGCACCTCCACCACACTTTTTTGCCACATGATCGAGTGATCTTATATGGATCAATATTTATATTCTTTTTAAAATCCCATTGTTTTAATAGTTCAGGATATGCAGTAGCAAAATTAATACTTTTTGAAGCCTTCCTGCCTGAACAAAAAGGACAACCAGAACATTTTACTCTATCATTAGGACATGCTTGCCAAATGTGATCATCTGCTTTTTCGCACTTCCACCAGCATTTTATGCTACTATGAGATGATACATGAGATAATGCCAACGGATAATTAGCTTCTTCATCAAACTGTTTTGCCAAATTAGGAAATTCGTGTTGAAGACTATTCATACCTCTATCTCATACTTCTATCTCATATATAACGTATTTGCCATACACTACTATCTCATATATAATACTATCGGGTTTATTAACAGAATCCTTTAATGATAGACATTATACATGAAATAATAACATAAGGAAAATAAAAAGCCCGCCAGATGGCGGGCTTTAAGTTCTTATTACTACATAAATTATGATTAGGTAGCGGCAGATACGGAGATCTTGGAAATTGTGTAATCTAAGAGAGATTTGCCCTGCGGAGGATGTTTAAACCAACTCTATATTTGCCTGCTGAGCAGCTTCTTCAGGACTGACATTCCACTGTTTTGCTAGACCAGTTGAGTATCTCAGCAAACATCTCAGAGAATCCTAAATCTGCCATTGCATATTTATGATTATTTCTCTTCCACCAGTTCATACATACTTATTCAATTTTGCGAAAGAAATGCCTTTAGAGGTTATGTAATATGTTTCACAATTTAAACTCCCACTTCTTTTTGCCACAATCCCAAATTCTATATAGTCCTCGCTGCATTGCCCATTTTCTTTCGGTCATATCGGCAGGACAGTTAGTTGCTGATTTTTTTTGAGATTGTTTAGATACATACTTATGCTCTCCAACATTCCAATAAAAATAATCTGGACCAGACTCTTTGATCATATTAAAACCCAAAATACCATAGATTCCACCCTCAGTCCAACAGTTATCACTCCAACTAATAATCGACTTATATCCTTCAGATATAGCCCATTCTTTAAAATGTTTGAATAGTTTACTTGATCCGCCTTGCACATTACAACCATCTTTAAAACACAATCTACTTAATACAATAGCCGATTTATCGGCACCCTGTCTATGATGAAGAGATGCTGCCATAGAAGCCACAATCTCAGATTCATAAGATAAATTAAAATATCGACATATCCTACTGCTTGAACCTTGAATATGATTAACATCCAGAAATACCTTTCCACTATCGTTATTAACATCACACTTACGGGCAGGTATTTTACAAATATTTAAACCCAAACATGATTTGATTACATTAAGAATTTGCGGCTTGCGTTCGTTCCACGTCTGTTCAAAAATATGCAATAAATGAATATCTTTTTCGCGACAACGATCCAGCTTGTTTCTATGTTTCTTGCGTGCATCACATGGTTGCAAATTAGCTTCAGAATGCCAATAACTCCCATTAAATTCAATAGCAACCTTCTTTGCAGGAATCCAAATATCTATCTCTAATGGACTAATAATTTTTCTAAAATTAAATTCCACATCATTCGCTCCCATCTTAACGATAGACTTTTTCATTTCATTTTGTGCTTGACATTTTGGGAATGAATAAGTATCATAATACCTACGCCTAAACTCAGGACGTGATATAAGCGTTACAGTATCTTTGTAATCAATGCCAAACAAAGAACAGACATCCACCAAGGTGGCTCCCTTCTTCTCTAACTCATCCCAAAAAATCTGATCACGCAGGGTAAGAATAATAGAATGTTTATTTAAAGGATTGGCTGCAAATTGCTGCTTATAAGCGGCTGCACCCTGAGATTTCTTAGCCGCATTTTGCATAGCATGAGTATGCCCATATCTAAACAAATTGGTTTGTTTAATTCTGTCCTTAATAACATCAGATTGAAAAACATTAACAACTCCGTATTTCTTGAGATTTGTTGTGGCTACCTTCTCTTTGTATTCATCTGTATTTTTTGTATCAGATATCTTTTTAGCTATTTCTGTATTAGAACTAGCATGTTCCGCCCCGAATCTTTTCAAGTTAGTCTGTTTTGCTTTTTCTACTGTTTCGGGATTGTTAAACGGAGAATCTTGTCTACGTTGTTCTTCTAACCTACACTTCTTATGACATGCTGAACCACTCTTATTAAAGAAGCCCTTTCGAATACGAGATGGTTTTCCACAAAATCTACAAGATGCCCAGATAAATTTAGCAGACGCATTACCCCACTTATCTGGATGATAGCCCTCTTGCTCAACAGTCTCATCTACAAGGATATTTGAATCATAATTGAAAATTTTACGCTCAGCCATAGTGATCCTACCAACTTGTTCATATATTATCGGCAGAATCCCTCTAAAACTTTAGCGCATAAAAAAAAACCCGCTGTTTCCAGCGGGTTTTTAAGCATACCACTAATAAAAATTATGTGGCTGCGGATACGGAAATTTTTGAAATTGCGTAATCATTCACGACAGCAATTCCGACTTCTTCGTAAATTACCCAGCCAAGGCGTAATTTTCTGGGGTCGTCCGCTGGGAGCACTGTAATATCCTGACGGATAGGAAAAGCACCAACGTTCTCTGGACTCGCAACGATAAGAACCGTATTAGAATCCATACGCGAGCTGACGTGAATATCAGCCGTCCACAGATGGCCATAAAGCCCTGTGGTGATGATTTCTCTCTGTGTCGCTTCGTCATAAAAATCTTTCCCAAACGTTCTAATACTTGCATACTGGTTGGCATGGGTTACGATTTTAGCTGCAACAAGGTCATGCTGCTCAATAAGACGAAACGCCGTATTAAGAGAAGCAGTCGTCAACGTACCAATATTCTGAACAACCTGGTCGCCGCGATTATCAGCCGCAGCAATCAAGGCGTTGAAGATATTAGTATCTTCTTCTTTTTGGATCGCTTCCTTAGCTTTGATTTGCGCTCTATCTACAATGTAGAATCGACGCGCTTTAATTTCGCTAAGACGAACTGTTGGGTAAGCTGCAATTTCGAAAGTAGGAACCAGAAATTCCTCGCCTTCTTGAATCTGCTCAGGCACGCCACCTCTACGAGAGATGACATGAGCAATACTAGCAACGTCTCTCTCGTAACGAGCGAGAGCGCCCTGGGGAAGTTCGTCAACCATCAACAGCTTACGGCCAACCGCTTGATACTCAAGCGAACGACGGATCGGTTCTACCATAGCCTGAGCTAGGGCAACACGACCTTCGTCAGTGTCAAGAGCCTGTGCGATTACCGTTTCTTTTTGTTCGTCGGTCAAGCTATCTTTTACAAAAGCCATAATAACATTCTCCTTTGAAGTTCACTAACAGTAAACCTCAAACTTTCTTACATATGATTTAAGAGCAAAAGCTCTCTATTTACATTTCCGCAGAACCGCAGAATGTAAACAATAATCTAACCTACTTTTACACATCCAGTCGGAACGTCAGGAACGAACCAAGACTTAGGCTACCATCTGTTGTATCTGTACCAGGAACACCACTTGGATACGCTCTTGCGGCAACTACGCAAGTAGCAGCCTGCGGGGAAGTCGTATTCGAAGTGATTTTACCGTTAGAACTAACATACAGAGGATCGCCAGGAAGGTAATTCGTAGGAACCGCACCATCCAACGTCTCAAAGATGTCGGTATGGAACTGACCTCCGCCGTTATAAACAGTTATTCGACCAGAGGCGCTACTTTCATCGCCACTCGGATCGGATACTCTGTTTTGTGTAAACAGCGTTGCACCATTAGCATTGATAACAACCTGGTCAGAGAAGGTTGTTGCCAACTCTGTCGAGCTGCTCAATGTGGTGCTGTCCCCAAACACGCCCATAACTGCGCGGCTTGCCACTCCATCATGAAGATCTGCATAACCTGTACTAAGCAGTTTGCAGAACATACCTTCACGAACGGTAGGAATAGCGTTTGGGTCAATGGGATAGTGAGTCGCGATTACTGAAAATTCTTCAATAAGTGCCATAGCAATTCTCCTATATCGGCTTATCTATTTTTGTAAGCCTGTCTCCATGAGGCATCAGGATTACTATCTGCTTCCTGATTCCTCGCTGAGAGCGTAAATAACGACGCTAGTTTAGTCTGTAGTTCATCGTTTGCGTTTCTATGGCTACTAGCTTCATTGATTACCAAAGGTTGCTCCAACCCTCTTGACGCTGTTGTGAATCCCTTTTTGTTTTCAATAACACTTTTCAGCACCATGCTTTCAAAGTCTCTAATTTGAGCAGGTTCATATTTTGCTAACTCAGTAATTTTTGTTTCAAGCTGCGATGCTTCAATAAGACCTTTCTGAAGCATTGTTCCCGCAACGCGGAACGCCAATTGCTGAGATTCAACATGAACCTCGGATTCTCTATCGCTTTCTGCGATAACAGTGCCTTTATTTCTAGTCTGCTTTTCAGGGCCAACTTCTGATTTCTCTTCATGGCCCATCAGAGCATTATCTGCTGGAATTTCGGGATGATCATCAGGAGAGGTTGGTTTATCGCCAAGGCTTTCCTTTTCATGTCCCATATGACTGTTACTACTTTCTGTATTTGTAGGTGTATCGGGATCAAATTTAGGTTCATGTCCCATAACGCCTTTATCTTGGATCGGCTTAATATCTTCATCATCTGCGACTGGCTTCTTAGGCTCTAACTTCTCACTTTGAGCTTCCAGCACTCGTTGTGCAAGTCTTGCCAGTCTATCTTTCTGGTTACCGAAGCCTGACATTTCAGCGACTTCGATATCAGCTTGTGTCCAACCATCTTCATTAACAGAAGCTGTATTAGCTGCGCCTGCCCCATCGTCTCCGCCAGTATACCTAGCATCGCCGCCTGAGAGGCCAGCTTCATCTTCATGCCCCATCGTTCCCTTATCTGAAGGGATCTTAGGTTGAGGTTTATCTTGAGGATTTGAGTCTGAATCTTCCTGCCCAATCAGCGCTTTATCACGAGGGACGGTTGGCTTAGTTGCTTCTTGGATTGCTTCTTCTTCATGCATCACAGCGCTGGAGTGACCTCCATCGGCAGGATTACCAGCGGAAATATCCAGATCTTCTGAGTCCTGAACATTTTCATGCTGGATTTCTTTTTCTTCAGCGCTCTTGCTCAGAACTTCGCTGACGCCGCTCAAATCCATTTCGATTCTATTTGTTTTACCGATATCGCCTCTCATATGCTCAGCTTCCTTAATATCATAATCAGATTCTTGCAATCTAATTGTTACGGAGTTGCTTCCTGTATCTTCATTAGTATGAAGGGTTTCTCCTTCATCTGCTGGGTATCCTTCTCCTTCTTCCATTGATTTTTCTTCAGGGACAGAAGGACCATCAACAGCGATATCATCGCCCAATTCGTCGCCTACACCGACCTCTTCTGCGATATCTTCATCGCCTGGCCCAAGATCATCAACAGGATCGCTACCAAGGGCAACATCCAATTCTGCATCTAATTCTTTAGCAAGATCTTCTGACAGTTCTACTGTAATAGTTCCGCCTTCGTCGCCGACAACATCATCTCCAAGGTCTTCGCCAAGGTCTTCGCCAAGGTCTTCGCCGAGGCTGATGTCATCGCCATCAAACGGATCAACTTCTTCTTCTTCTTCTTCGATTTCGACGTTACTTTGATCTATGTCATCCATAAATCCTTGTGCGAAT